CATCCATATCAATGCCTATTTTTACCTTGGCATCTGGTTTTCGTTTGCCCAAAAGGCACACAGTCTCCACATGGCACGTATATCACCATCATATCATAAGCGTTCTTTTTTTATCTATCTAGTTCTATGATGATACCACAATCTGCACTTTCTTTCAATGTTTTGCATTTTAGTTATATTCGCTTCTATACCCGTACGCAAAAAGCGGTGGCAGATGGGTGGCAATGCCACCCATTCAAAAAATATATTGCATTGCTTCTATAATATACGTTATCAGAACATTGAAAAATGACCACAAAAAAAACGATTCTTTTCGCCGCGTAGCTGCGGCGTTTCTTTTTTTGCCCCGGGAGCTCCCCGGGGCTTTTTTAATTTTTCACTGGCGATTGCACCATTCCTGCAGAGCCTTGACCATAGCAGAAGGATTGCTGATCACACCGTCAACCATCGTGCCGAGCTTTTTCTGCATCGCTCGGATGGTCTGTGGCCCGATGTAGCCGTCCGCGGTTACTCCTGCCCATCTCTGCATGGCCTTGATCAGATCGGAGCCGCCGGACAGTTTATCAGACCATTCGGCCGCCGCGATGCCAGCGCAGTATTCTTTGTTAGCTGTTGGCTGATCGCTGATCACGCCGTCTACTCCGGTTTTAAAAATCTCCTGCAAGCGTTTGGTCAGCTCCGGTCCCCATACTCCATCAACCGAAATCGCTTTTACGGTCGATTCTTCTTTCGGAGCTGCTCCGCCGTAAGTGCAATACTTAGTATGGCAGTTAATCCAGCCAGCGCCAGAGAGCAACCGTCCCCAACTCGTATTCTGGATTTCCGTCACCGTATAGCTGCCCTTATCCCGGATTACTCCGACGATTTTACTGTCTGCATCTGGTGCACTTCTAATATTAAGCGCTGCATCGTTGACTTTATAGATTCCAGGCTCGTATTTCGTATTTTCCGGCTGCTTCGGCGTGTTGGATGCACCGCTGATCAACTTCTTGAAGCGACCCCAGTCATCCCTTTCCATAATCTGGCTAGGGCAGTGCTTGCTGCAGATATCATAGTGCCGATATACCCTGGATGCCGGGATTCCGGTTTTTCTCATGATCTCCTTGACCACCGCAACGGTATTACGGAAAGCCTTCTCATAGTCATATCCGCTCTGCACACACATTTCCACGCCGATGCTGCTCCGATTGCCATAGCGTCCAAACAGGTTAGCACCGCCATAGTTGACTCCGACGTGCCAGCATCCGCGGTTATGCGGCGCGGCCTGGTAGGCAGTGTCGCCATCATCAACGTAATAGTGGGCAGACATATTGGACAGCTCACCATTATGCTGCGCTTCTGCGTGTGTGCGGGCATCGGCACCCGCTCTGAAATTATCTGTGTTGTGGACTACAATACACCGCGGATCGTTCTCTTCGTAGGTGTTCTGGTTGCTGATAAAAGATCTGTCAATTCTCATGATACTTCCCTTTCTCCGGCAGATTTGCGCCGGCGCAAAAAAGGACGGTTGTTGGCCGCCCTCACTCTGATTTCTGTGTCTGCTTGATAATCTGATTCACATAATTGCTCAGCCCCGCCACAAGGATGCCCTGCGTGACCGCTGTAAAGACTGCCATCGCCGCCTGCTGGCCGGTTCCGACCTCGCTGGTAGCCAGCACCCAGATGGCACACAGTACGATACTCACGCCGCCGAGAATCAGAGGGATATACTTATCCTTTACAGCCTGCGCCTGTTTGAGTGCCATGCCAAGAAAATACAGGGCAACAGCCACAACGATGAGTTCCGGTTTCACATAATTCATAATCTGTTCCATATTTTTTATCCTTTCTGCTCTAAGTCATTGATTCTGTGATTGGCAACTTTGATCTGCTCTTCTTGTACTTTAAGTTCCTGTTCCAGAGCATACGTTCTTTCTACTACATTATTATGCTTATCGACCCGTTTCGTGAGCTCTTCCAACTTGTATTCCATCAGTGCCCGTGTCTTTTCCTGCTGACTGTGGTTACTGATCAGGCAGACCACAAGTGTAACGGCGGCACTGATGCAGGCGGAAATAATCGTTTCCATGTACTTTATTCTCCTTTTTCTGATTTTCGCATAAAAATAAGACCGTCTCCGGTCCTGCTCGAATCTCTGTTGTTCGATTAATAGGTAAATTCGTAATCATCGCCATCCCCGTTTGCAATCAGCTTTAAAGTGCGGTTTTTCCGATCTACAATGAAATAATTTCCCGTGGACACAAAGTCAAACGTCGGATGTCCATAAACCGCTCTGGCCGCAATGTGATTGATTCCGTCCACGATTTTATGGTATTTCACATGCGTATGACCATAGATACATGCGATTACTGTATTTGAGCCGTTGTTTGTATAATCGAACGTTACGGATGCCTCAAAGTCCTGCGTCGTATTTGTGACAGTTCCTTTGGTACTCTTTACAAATCCCTGAATAATATCGAGCATCGCCTGACTTCCATGCGCCGGCAGTACCACACCGCCTTTTCCACTGACTGCTCCTGTCGGCTTGCTGTTGTTCGATGGCTCCGCCTCATCTTTCGTAAACGCCAGCATTGGATGATGGCAGAAAAATATGACTTGCCAGCCTTTTTCGCTGATCTGCAGATGATCTGCGACGAACTGCAGCTGTTCCTGCCGAAAACCGGAGTCGTTCTGTGCGGAATATGTCAGTTTATTGGTAGCCTCGTCCAGTGTCGTTGGGATATCGAGTGTATTTAGGATGAACACTCGAATCTTTTTATTCGGGATATCGTAATATCCGTAAGACATTTCGAGATAGTCTGCATTTCGGTTCGCTTTTTCGGAATCCTTATTACTTAGAATTTTATAAAGTGTTTCAATGCTGACAAATCCATTTTTGTAATCTGTATACATGGTATTGTCATCATGATTTCCTTTTGCAACGATAACCGGTGCACCTTCCGTCTGATCAATCAGCATACGGACTGCTTTCAACGCTTCCAATGCTACTGTCTTTGGCGTCTGTGAAGAGTTATTCAGATAATCACCGCCATACACGCAGAGATCCACTGGATATGCACTGCTGATGGAGTTGTATGCGGCAAGTTGACGCCGAATCTTGGTTGCAGATTTGGCAATGCTCTCCGCATCCTGTCCAGATGGGCAGTTGATATGTAGATCTGTTAGGAAGGCAATTAACGCAGTATTTGGATTCCACGCGGCTTCGATTGCAGCTTTTGTTACATTCAATTCCAGTTTTCCAGCAGAATCAAGTTCATCCTCTCCGAGAAGCGTTTTCCCCTGTGACGGAGCAGCTACCTGCTCCAACATCTTTGATATTGCTGATCCGGCATAAATGATGTTTACTTCTTCCGTATTAATAGTAGATGCATATACAACGGCTCTTACATACCAGCCTACTTGAGAGTTCTGGATTTTGTAAAAACCATCTGGCGGCAGCATTGCTGATGCACCAACAAAATTCTTGTTTGCGTCGTAAAAATAAAAAGCGCAAAGATAACCGGCTGGATTTCCAGAAATTAATACCGTATCGCCGGAAGTAATCTTCTGATATCCAACACTTCTAAGATATGCGGTGTCTCCAGTGTCTTTTCCTGTTGTATCATTGATATATCCTTTTTCCCATGATACGAAAAAATGATCTTTATATTCTAGCAGGATATTTGTCTGTGCTTTCTGTAAATCAGAAATAGTTTCTTTCAACCCGGAAATCTCAGAAGTATTTTTTCCGACGTTTGTATTCATTTTTACTAAGTCAATGCCTTCAGCAAGAGAAATACCGTTTTTGTGTAAATAATTGGTAATTGCCGTATTGACCTGTTCATCTGTGGCCACGAACTGCAAAAGCTTTGCGATTACGACGCCATCTTTTGTTGTAAAATTATATCCCATCTTCTTTTCTCCTTATGCACTTTCGACACTGACAGTTTTAGCAAACGCTTCTATATCCGAATCACTCCAAACACCATAATTTACTTTCCTTACTTTTAAAGCAAAACCACTATATTCAGATGATTTTATGGACATAGCACCTGTGCATGCATTCCAACCACTAAAGCTTTCCAAAACATCTTCCTTATAATAATATATTTGGAAATAATAGCCATTCCCGCTCAAAAAATTTATTTGTGTATCTAAAGGGGTTGGGATATATTGTGATGCGATTCTCATTTTTTGCGAATCCGTAACAAACGTATAAACCGCTCCAATAGATTCAGATATCTGTCCAATCTTCCAATCAAAGTCTGCATAAACATATTTCTCCACCGTGATGTCCGATGTTGCCCGATAGTTTCCGCAAACCGCCAGAATTTGCACAGTTCCCGACTTTCCCGTCATTAACACGGTTCCGTTTGATACCGTTGCCATCTGCTCGTCCCCACTGAACCACCGAATCTTCTGGGTACAGTCGATCGGCTTGAGTGTAGCAATCAGATCCACCGTCGCTTTACCATATACGGTAGTTTTTGCCGGCGTAAGTGTAATTCCGGTGCAAATGGTCTCATTTGCCCGAAATTCATCCAACAGAATACTATTGATCAGGGTATCTCCAAGATAAAGCCCCAACGCCTGATTTCGCGTCTGACGAAGCTCCAGTTTTGCCAATACTTCGCCAATAATCGCATCCGTTGTTATCGTTTCCGGCTCATCGACTTCCTCATACAGAACGAGATTATTCGGGGTGAAAATCCCATCAATTGTATTCGATTCCAGATATTTATCAACGGCATTCTGAACGTCCTTCGGGGTCAATGCTGCACTGATATTTTTCGCTAGCTTTGCAATACTTTCCTTTACCTGCTGGATCTGATTTCCTGTTGCCTGAGCGTCAGCGGCCATGCCGGCCTCTGAAAGGGTGGTGTCAACTTGCACGGTAGATGCAACCGCCTTAATTTTTCGAATCTGAGCACGTACCGCCTCTCCAGCGCTGGAATACGTTGTGCCATCCTCACCGACACGAACATCCATCAGTTCCGCATCACCAGATGTTGATCCGGAAGGCAGCTTTGCCAGAGCATCCAGCCGGGCTGTATTAGTCTTGGTCTGATCATTCAATTCATTGAGCGATTCAACAACATTTTTATTTTTGGTTTCCAATGCACTGATTCTTCCAGTTGTGATCCATTTAAACAGATTTCCAAGTGAAAATTTCTTCGTAGCCTTACCGTATCTGTCATAAACAACGGCGATGTCTTCATCTTCCAGACCCGTTTTTTCTGCATATTCCTCAAATCGTGGCATTTTGCTCCTCCCCTTTGTATTTCTGTAATCTTTTTTCAAGAACGGTTACCTTTTCACTTAATTCCTGAATTGCTTTGTAGGCAACACCAAGCGCACTGTACATATCAACACTGCTTTTGCTTTCATCTAAGATATCATCTGCCAGATTGTAACCTTCTCCGATTACAAAACCAATATGTCTTCCACTTTCATTTTTGGGATGTTCCTTTAACTGATAACGATATACAGTGGTTTCTAATATTTTTTGCAATGCACCATCTTCATAACTGTGAATGTCTTGTTTCCATTCAGCTTTGGATCCCGTTACCCAGGACATTGCCTTGCAGATACCATCTTCTGTAACAAGAAATTTGTAATTGTTTTTGTTAAAAGCACCTTCTCCGTTCCAGCCTCCCCAGAAAGCCCATGGACCATAGGCACCAATTCCATTTAGCTGACTGCCGGCAGTTTCCCAATACTCAGCCGGTTCATCATATACCGTTGTTTTTTTGATCTGCCATCCGCCCATAGACAAAAATACATCTTTGTTTCCATCAATTTTTCCACTGGAATCATAGTTAAAATATTCGCCTAAACTAATCTTTTCTGCCTGTTCAATACGAAAGCCGTTTTTAGACAAGGATCCAATTACATTTCCATTTTCATCATAAACCTGCAGCTCTCCATTGCCATTATTTTTTCCGCCGAGCTTTAAAACACCGCCCAGTGCATAAGTGAAATTCAAATAGAGCTTTCCATCTTTCATGTACACGCCCTGCTCCACTCCATTATTCGTCAGGCGATTGAAGATCTCCTCCTGATTCAATTTCTTATTCAGATCATCTACTGCCGTATTATCTGTGTATTTGTTTCGCTTCTGCCAGTCCGCAACAGTGAAACTCCCACTATCTCTGTCTTTTATACACGTCAAAATATCTGCTGTTGCATCATTAAACCATAAATCCCCAACAGCATATGGAACCGTTGGCGTGCTGACAAAGATCTGCGCTTTACCGTCAATCGAATCATATACATCACTTGGGGGTTCTGTTTTTACCGATTCCCACGCACTGCCGCTGTAAATATAAGACTTCTGCTCCGTCGTGCTGTACCAAAGGTCTCCTTTATGTTTCTTCTTTTCAGTGTCCGTTTTCCAGCTTAAAGCCGGATCTGCAGACTGTCTCCAGGTCTCTGCTTTGCCGTCAATCTGCGTTTTTACATCACTCATGGTATTGGCATAATCTTTTTCCATCCAGTTTTTGAATGTTGAATCATCGGTATATTTGTTGCGTTTCTGCCAATCTGCCGGCGTGTATTTTCCACTCTCACGGGATGCTATACATGTCAAAATGTCTGCTGTTGCATCGTTAAACCACAAATCACCCACGGCATATGGTACTGTTGGCGTGTTCACGAAGATCTGCGCTTTTCCATCAATCATATCAAAGACAGCCTGCGGCGGTGTTGATGTCATTTCTTCCCATCCTGCACCATTATAAATATAGGACTTCTGCGTTTTTGTATTGTTCCAAAGATCGCCTTTATGTTCCGCTTTCTCTACTTCTGTCAGCCAATTGGATGCTGGATCCGATTCCTGCCTCCAGGTTTCTGCCTTACCATCGATCTGCGTTTTTACATCAGAAAGAGTTTTCTTATAATCGCCATCCATGAAATTTTTCAATGCAGAATCATCGGTATAGGAATCTTTTTTCTCCCAGTCATCCTTCTGATATTTTCCTGCTTCTCGTTTTGCAATGCAGACAAGGATTTCTGTCCCAGTAAACCAGGTATCTCCAATGTCATACGGTGGTACAGGAGTGCTGACAAAGATCTGTGCCTTACCGTCGATCATGTCAAAAACCTCATCCGGAATGCTCATACTGACCCAGTTACCATCCTTGTACATATATTCTTCGTTTGTTGCCGGATTGTGCCATAAATCACCATTATGCAGCCGTTTTTCCCGCTCCCAGACAGTGGCAAAATCCTGCCCATTTTCATCGACAATGTGCCCGCCGTCCTCATCCTCCAATGGCTCATTTGTGCTTCTCTCTGTCCAATTCACCGCCGGATCGGATTCCTGATACCAGGTTTCTGCCTTTTTATCAAGAGATTCTGTGATTTCATTTAACGCATCAGAATACTCATTCTGAATAAAATCTTCCAGTGCTTTATTCGCAAGATCTTTTGCAATATCATCAACGGTTTCTCCCTGCAGTGTAAACGATGTCGCACAAATACGGACCTCTCCCGTCTCCGCATTCATATATACGGTTTCTTTGCCGGATCTGTCTTTAATTACAAGTTCGCCGCCAACGCCCCAACTAAAATTGAGTCCGATTGTACTCATAATCTTCGTAATCAGCCGGCCATCTACTGAGAGACCCGTATTCCATGTCTTTCCGCCGTCCGTGGATACGCCGCAGGCCTCCGCGGTCATTTTCCAGATGATATCGGAATCTTTCAAATCCGGTTTGTTATGCCAGTAAAAAATCTTGCCGCCATCTGAATCTGCTTCTTCTGTCGTATACAATCCCGGAGATTCATTCAGACGCTTGCTCAGTCCTTCCAGCTCATTTTCCCACTGTGTTTTCTCTTTTTTTGCTTGTCTGCGCTGAGATACGTAAGCCTGCGTCAATTCGCTATATCGTTTAGCGCTGTTCCGCGCCGCGCTTTTGGCGTTGCAGGCAACACTCTGGTATTCTCCCGGTTTGAGTGTCGTGACTGTTACATAACTCTGATAAGTTTTTCCTTTCCGGTCAGTAATTTTAACCGCGTCGCCCGCTTCCAGCCCAATATCCATCAGTTCACTGCCGGAAAATGGCCAGAAGCTCATTCCTACACACTTCTGACCAATCCGGCTCACTGCCTCTTTTCCAGTTCCTTTTGTAATCAGGCGGTTTCCGGTAATGCTGAGTACGTATCCTTCCTTCCCGTACAGATACTCATTTACCTCTTCATCCGCCTGATCTTCGGAATATTCAGCCACTCGTACGCCGGTGATCACAACCTGATCAATATTGATTGTCAGACCATTTGTACTGCTGATTTTACTGAAAGTTTTTGGCTCCAAATCATACCAGCCAACGCAGAGCTGCCCATACGCGTTGCATCGGATCCACTGGCAGCCAAGCTGCGCCGTCCATGCCAGCACCTGGCGGAAAGTCAATGCTTCATCTGCAGGACGCTCAGATACCACGAAATCTTCCCCGTAAAATGACGGAGTTCCCAGTGTTACACCGCATACCGTACACGCATCCCGGATAATCTGCGAACGTGTTGCGGGATATTTCAGCGTACTTTCACTGTAATCCCGATCAAATCTGCTTGCATTATCGTAGCAGGTAAGAGTGATGACGGAACTGTTCTGATAAGGAGCTTCGACCACCGTCATGGTACAGATCCGAATCTTCTCCAACTGCGTCTCGGAAATCTGCATTCCCAGATAGCATACGGCCTCTGCACCGTCGAAATTATACTCGGTGAAATCGTCATAAATATTATTGATGCTGATCACACACTGATTTACGATTACCGAACCGATTTCAAATTCGCTCTCACCAGATACTGCATCTTCGAACTGGAACCCTTTGTTCCATAATTCATGGTTGGTCAGGTGCAGAACAGTCCCGTCTTTCAGCGTAAGATCCACAAAACGCAGGATCTGCCCCGGATGCGCTTCCTGAAGTTCCTTAAACTTTTCTGATAATGTCCGCATGTTTTCCTACCTTTCTATGACCTCAAAATTTAATGTGGAATACCGTTCGCGGCCTTTTGCCCACCATTTCACATCTGCTTCCATATCACCGGTATAAAACCGCCGTGTCGTGTCTTTTCCATCCAGTGGATCCCAGTATGTAACATTGACATATTCCGGTTCGAACGCCACCAGAATCTCATGGATTTCTGCTTTGGACAGGCAGACCCAGCCAAGAGACAAGGTGCGCTTTTCGCCCACCTTGTTCTTATGCATAAGGGTATCATCTGTTCTTCCGGCATCGCTTGCACTGATGTCGTTCTTTTTCCATTTAAAGGATGACGGGCACTTGAATGTTTTCCCGTCAACGCTAATCATTTCATCCATGTGCCCACCTCCTAAATCGTCTCGATCACATAGTACCGTCCATCATGTTTTTCTTTGCCTTTCCGAACTACCTTGTACAGGGTTTCCGAATCAGCTTTGATCGTCAGCTCCAAGGTAACGTCCTTGTTCGCATCGGATTTCTGCTCAAAAATACCTCCTGCCTGGAATGCATCCAGCATAGCTTCAAATACGGCACCTTTGATGCCCTCCGTTATCTGATCGTTATTGGCAACCGCATTTCTGCTTCCCATTCGGCCTACAAGCTCCGGTCCGGATTCGCGTGCCATGAAGAACTCGCCGGTCTGCGGGAAGCCGCCGGATGCGTATCCGTGACCCCGGTATGCCCTTCCAAGACTGCCGTATCGGCTTACTGCATACCGGATGGACGCAATCATGTTGCTGAGCGGATCCCAGATATTCTGATTGTATGGTGCCATCGCATATGCGCGGAAGGTCGGATCAATTACCTGCATCAGGCCTTTCGACGGGGTACCGCGTTTTGCGTTGCTGTCCCACAGATTGATAGCATTCGGGTTGCCTGATGATTCTGTCTGCATCTGGTACAGCAGGCTGTTCAAGTTTGCCGCCGAATACTGACCGGTCAGCTGCAGTGCCTTAATGGCAAGTGACCGCCACTGCTCCACACCCTTGCTGGCAACATAATTTACTTTTGGTGCAGATTCGCTGAAAAGATTTTTGACGAAATCTGTGATGCTGCCCTTGACCTGCGAGATAACACCTTTGGCGATGCTGAGTCCCGGTTCCGCAGCATTTCCAACGTCTGCGAACTTTTCAATCGCCAGATCCACAAGCTTCGAAGGGTGAGATACGTAGCTCCATACATCCGAAATAGTATCCTTGATTTTGGTTCCGATACCGGTTTTAAAGTGCGGCATCATGCTCAAATACTGCTGTGTCTGCTTCGCCGGTACGATCTGCGTGCCCTTTTCCATCATCAGCGGAACATTCCTGCCCTGCGGCACAAAAGCACTGCCATCGGGGCGGATAACCATCTCTCGATAGATTTCTCCCGGCTGATCGTTGACCACTCCAAGCGTATCCGCCTGCAGGCCTTCGGATCCCTGTGCGAATTTCGGTACCTGCCACTTCGCGAACGACTTGCTGCTGCCGACTTTTCCGAGAATCCAGTTTACACCGCTGATCACGCCGTTGACCGCACTGCCGATCGGGGAAATGATGGCATTTGCCACGCCGGACATCGTGCTCTTCAGGGAATTTTTCAAATTTCTGAAACAACCAAGGATATTATCACTGATCGTTCCGAACGCCCGCGATGCACTACTTTTCAGGTCAGACCAGGTATTTTTCAGGCTGCTGCCAATCTGAGACCAGGTGGAAGTCGTATTTCCGTGCAGGTTTGTCCACTTCTGAGCCACTGTACTGCGGATATTCTCGAATTTTGACGACGCATCCGAGCGGATCCCAGACCATTTCTGGGCAAGGCTGGTCTTCGTGTTATTCCAGCTTGTCTCCGTGTTCTGACGTACAGAAGACCATTTATCTGAAATTTTGGAACGGATTTCCTCAAATTTTGTTTTGGCATCATCGCGGAGATTCGCTATTTTCTTCGACGTATCATCGTTGATCTGCTTCCACTTTTTCGAAGTGTCTGTCTGGACTTCACTCCATTTTTTGCTGATGGTGTCCTTGATTTCGGAAAATTTCTGTTTGATATCGGAGATCTTATCCGTAATTCCATTCAGCATTCCTTCGATGAGATATTTTCCCATCTCTGCCATGACTTTGGACGGACTGTGGATTTCAAATACATTTTTGAACCCTTTCATAAACGGATCAAAAATATTTTTCTTGATCCAAGTCCCTATGCCGTCAATTGCATCCAGAATTCCCTTAAAGAATCCCAACACCGCATGACCGCCGCACTCTTTCGTTTTCTGAGCAAAATACTTTTGAGCAGACTTAAATGCCTCGCCGACCAGCCCACCAATCAGAGCTCCAAGCGATCCAAATGCTGCTCCAAATCCGCGTGCAAGTTCGCTGACGATGCCAGACCAGTCAATTGATACAACAAACGTTCTTACGGAATTTCCAAGTTTCCGCCAGTCCGTCTGCTCCAGAACAGCTACAATGGTATTGAGTAAACCTTTTGCAAGATCACCAACCCGTACTCCGTTTCCTGCCCAGTCGAAATCTGTAATTGCGGTATTCAGCCCGCCTGCAAGATCCTGTCCGAAGCCGGTCCACTTGAAGGTCCGCGCTGCTTCACCGATAACTGCAAATACCGCATTCCACTTCTGCGCATACAGATGACCGATTCCCGGCCAGTCTACAGTATCTGCGGCACCGTTCAGCCCATCGCCGATAAATTTTCCGACGGAATCCCATCTGGTGTTATCCAGAAAGGCATTGATACCTCCTACACCGGTATTGACCGCCTCAGCGATCGTTTTTCCGATGTTGGTACCAAGATCTGGTACTTCAACGAAACCGCTGATAAAGGTACCAATGGACTTGCCGACTTTCCGTGACGTGTTCTGGATCGGTCCCCATGGAATCCGATTCAGCGCATCATTCAGTTTTGTACCGACAATCTGTCCGATCTCCGTGAAATCTGCATTTTTCCATGCATCTTTCAGCTTTTTCGCAAAATCAGTGATTTTGCTGTCAAGCGGAACGGACTCGAACATGTCCGCTGGTGTTAAACCACCTCCTGTACTGGTGTCTGCGTTATCATCACTGTCGGAATTGTCATTCAGCTTGTTGATCTGATCGAAACCGAACAGCGTGTTCTGCAGCTTCTTATTTTCTTTGTTGGCTTTCTTCGCGCTGTCTGCGTTGGAGTTTAAGCTCTTGGCATAGTCCTGATTGACTCTTTTTGCTGCTACAAAGCCGGACTGACCAGTCAGTGACGCAAAGAGCTGTCCCAGCGCCGTTACGGCTGCCGTCACTTTCTGAATCAGAAGATTCAGCATCGGTGCTGCTGCATTCAAGATCGGCGCAAAAGCTGTTGCCAGAGCATTCTTTAACTGTGTCAGGGACGACATCAGCATGGAAAGGCTACCGTTGGTACTGTCGCTGTACTGCGCCAGATTGTTCATGCCCTCTGTCAGGACACTGCGCAGACGATTGACCAGTGCGAAGAGGGAACGAATCCCCAGTCCGTACATCAGTAGTCCCTTCGGACCGCCCTGAAATCCGCCAGCTGTATTTCTGGCTCCTCTGCCAAGGCTTAAAAGACCTTTTGCAAACCGCCCGACGGCGGAAATGCCGTTACTGAAACGATGGATCAGAGATGCGGCTGCTCCACCACACTTCTTGATTGCTGTCGCTGCAAGCTTCGCCCCGGATGCTACGCCTTTGAAAAGTTTGGTAGCACCACCCCAGCCTTTTGATACAAAGCTGCCGACTTTTGTCTGGCTGAGAGACTTTTTCATTTCGTTGATAACTGCCTTGACACTGGCTACTGCGCCGCCAGTGCCTTTTTTCACATCTTCACCGGAAGATTCCATGTTCCTGCTCATGGTTTTGTACTTTTCCATCTCACCACGAGTTTTTGCAATCTCTTTTTGGTTCTTGATCCACGCATCGGTTCCGCGATCTACACCGTCTGCTCGAAGTTCCGTCATCTCTGTACGATATTTTCCAAGCTTTTCTGATGTCTGATCCATCTGGTCTGAGAGCTTTCTGGCCGCTTCGGTCGGCTGCCAGTCTTTTCCTCTTTTCTCCAGATCCTCCAACTGCTTTTCCAGATCTTTTACTTTTCTTCTGCTTTCTTCCAGATCATCTTTCACATTTCCAAGTTTCCCCTGCTCTGTGATATAAGTCATAGAAGATCCGCTTTTTCGTCTTGCATCAAGTTCCTTCTGCAGTTCTTCTACACGTTTCTTCTCTGCAAGCATAGCGTCAATCGTTTTCTGATATTTCGGAGTATATTCCTGTGCATCACCGTCGTCTTCCAGTTTTTTCATTTTTTCATGCAGTGTATCCAGTTCCGCCTGCGTTTTTTCAGCGGATTTTCTGAGACTTCGGTACCTGTCCGACTCGCCGCTGCTTTCTCCCATCTGCTGCAATGCCTTTTCTTCCTGCCGCAGTTCATTGAGCTTTTTCCTGGTTTTCTCAATGTTTCTTCGCGTTTCAGCATACTCGTCGGTATACACTTTGATACCGGCAGCTACCTGCGCTTCTTTCACGTAGTTTTTTATCTCAGCATTCATAGCTTTGATGTTTGGAATCGCATGTTTCACGGAATCTGCAATCAATTTTCCGGTATTTTTCCACATACCCATACTGGAAGACTGCTTTTTCAGGCGCTCGGTTTCTTTTGTCATGCTGGCAACTGCTCTTTTTGTTTCAGAGTCAGCCCTTTTGATCTCTTTGACATACTCATCCGCTTGTGCTTCGAGTTTAACCTGCAATTTTGCAAGGTCTTCTGCCATCGTTTTCACCTCCTTCCTCAATCCTTAAAAAGAGAGACGACATCAACTCTCTTCTGTCTGATGCCGTCTCTGGTTGTACCGCGCGGCATCTTCCCGCCGCTTTTCGTAATACTCTTTCAGTTTTTCCTGTTCGAATGCCTGTTTTTCTTCCTCGAACAGTGTCGGATAATACTCCCATGGCTCCGGAAGCGGATCTCCTTTTTGTAACGACACATACCGCGCGGTCAATTCCGCCTGCAGGAAGGACAGCCCCACCTGCTGCCTGAATTTCCGGCGTTCCTTCCGATGGTAACTTGCCATCAGATCCGCAACCTCCAGCGGCGACAGTTCCCAGAAGAGCACCGGGCGGATGCCGCAGTCCAGAGCCTGTTCGTACAGCTCATCCAGATCATCAGAAACAAGCGTTACATCATTTCTTCTGCCTCTTCCAGGCTCTTCATGATACTGTCCGCCTGATCCTGCGGGAAAAAACCGGAAACCACCATCGTCGGCATGACGATCTGGGTGTAGAAGGTGATCTGATCGCCGCCGTCCTCGGTCCATTTGTCATACAATTTCTGGACATCCTCGTATTTCAGCTTATGTGTCCATGGGGCCGCTGCTGCCTGCACTACCGTAATCATGACGGACAGCGGCGGGATATCACCGCCGGCAACCAGATTCATGATATTCATCTTGTATTTGTTCTCCAGAATCTCAATCATCCGCGTATTCAGCTTCAAACTCAGTTTTCTGTCCCCTACTTCCCAGTAGTGAAACGGCCGTCTTTTCGGCTTTTTCTCCTCGATGCTTGTGATTTTGTCGGATTTTTCTTTCTCCTCTACACCGATTTCTTCATCGATGCCGCCAGTATATTCACTCATTTATTTTTCCTCTCTTTCCTTATGTAGGATCTGTCCAAGTAAGATCACTCTGTACCAGCATGGTTAACTCGAACTCGACCACACCATTGACACCGCCACCAGTACGTTTTACGGAAACCTCCGCACTGAAACTGCACTTTGTGCCGTCTACAGCAGTCTCCTGGAAGTCCAGCAGATCCTTGTTCTCCTGCGCAGTTCTCATGAGCCGATACGGAGAAGTAGCTTTTGTATTGTCGTATTTGAACTTATAAGTCATTTCCGGCAGATCGCCGATTCCCTGCTCATATACTTTGTGAGTATCTGTCAGGCAGGTATTGTCCACCTTCTCGGCCTCCACTCCAATCTCCGGAATCTCTTTCAGACCTGGAAGATCTGTGTAGGCACTTTCTGCCGCACCGTGTTTCTTGTATCCTAATTTTGCACCATTTGCTAACATATTTGCTCCTTTCCTAATCCGGCCAGAATACCTGCTCCGACTCCATATCGATAATTCCTTCGTAACGCATCACCTTGTGCTTCATACCGGATGGATCCGGCGTATCCTTACAGAGGATGCGCACAAGACAGAGCTTCGACAGCGCCGCATCTACCTGCATGGCAGCTTCGGAAGTAGACCTGTTGTTCCAGATGTCAACCCGGTACCGAACGTAGGATTTCTCTTCCTTGTCCGTGCGCTCGTAGACCTTGTTATCCTCTTCTGTGTACTGCACCGCAGGCAGTGCCGCCCAGTCCTTCGGGTACTGGTCCGTTACATTCTCAAATACGGCATCCAGCGCCGCATATACCTGATCTTTTACGTTCTTCAAAACTGTTTTCTCAGCTCCTCTCGTATCACCTGCTCAATCTGTTTCTCATTGTTCTTCAGTGCTGGATATAGAAAAGGCTGCGCAGGCTGGCCGGTACACTGATAAAATCGCCCTTCCGGTGTGTCAATGTAAAACCAGCCATATTTTTCCGCGGTTGCCCGATCCACCTCATTCGGGCCGCTGCCTTCGTGGATCCACCAGGGTGATTGTGTATAAACCGGCGTTGTGTCCGGTGAAATTCCTTCGTGGTTCTCCTGGCCTTTCGGACCGGTGCCAAATTCCACATATGGACCATATTTCTTATCTGTATAACAGATGCCGGTTACATTCCGGCCTTCTGTCTCTACCACGGTGAAAATACTTCCCCGCAGTTCGCCGTGATCCACCGGACATTCTGCCCGCGCCGCAGACTGTACCAGCTTGATTCCCTTCGAAATCGCTTTGCTGATCTCAAGCTCCGAGGCATTTTTCAGCATCTCTGTTACATCTTTCGTTCCAAGAATCATAACTTTTCCACCTCCAGTGTCAGATAGCGATAGGGGTAGATGGCAATTACCTTGTAATCCGGCTGATCCCCGTTGATGCAGATACCGTCATTCACGGAAATTGTCGGTCCGTCTGCCACTGTATACGAAAGTTTTCCGTTCTTCCCGGAATTCTCCGTGTATGTCCCGTCAATCCGAAGATTGCGGATATTCGGCAGGCGTATTCTATACATTTCGCTCTGGATCCGCCCGCCGGCAGCCCACATTTCCGCGCGGAAGGGAACGGCAGAACCATATTCGATGTAGGTTCCGCCCTCGTTATCCTTTTTCTGTTCAAGAGGACAGTGTTTCAGCTCCACCAGCCTGCTTCTTTTCAGCCTCAAATGTTTTCCCTCCTACTCTTGCCAGCCGGTACCGGTTCAGCACATCGTAGATCTGCTTTGGCGCGTCGTTGAAAGTGTAGCTTTCTCCGGATCCGGTGCGCGCCGCCTCTCCCTCGGTTCCCATCCGGTTCAGGGCGATGACTGCCAGATCCCGGACTGCCTTATCCAGGCCGGAAACGAGGTGGGTACGGTTCGTATAGGATAAAACGAAAGCCTCCGCATCCTCTAAGAGGATCTGCAGAAGCCCTTCGTCTTTCTCACCGGTCATTTTCTTCAGCTTTTCCAGTTCGGTCATTTCAAACCACATCCTTCAGGACTTCCTGCAGCTCCGCCTTTGTCAGCGCAGATGCACCAGAAATCCCCTTTTCTTTTGCAAGATTTTTTAATTCCTCGGCAGTCATCTCTGAAAGATCTTTTTTGTTGGAAACCTCTGGGCTTTGCATCTTAACAGCTTCTACTCTTGTAAATCCATCGTTCAGGAGCCGTTCTGCCTTGATCCCATCCGCTTCCCTCTCAACGTTTCCTTTTTTTAATCTCATTCCTTTGCCTCCCGAATATTTAAATAGATGGAATCCAGCTTGTTATCCAAAATCCATAAATCATGGAACCGACGGTAATCCATCTGCCATGCATCCATTTTCTGGTTTGTGTTCGGATCAAAAATTCGCATCTTATCCTGTTTGGTAATAGCGAGTGGTGTTGTTGCCGGGGAAATAAAGAAATTCAGGTCTTTTGCTGTAGTTCCCTTCTCATATCCGCCTTTTTCCTGTCCCGCTGCTTTACCATCGTTCACCTTGATTGCCGTATACATACGGTTGGATGGAGTTGGAATAATCGGTACTTTGTCCACAAACGGTACCATGGTATCAATTCCATTCTTCGAAAATGTTCCCATAGTAATTTTTCCCGCAAGTTCGAGTTCCAGCTCCAGAATAAAGTCAGACGTTGCCTGGCATACTAAGGCCCCGTTGTAGCCGTCTCTTACTGCTCTGATTCCTTCTTTCAACTTACGCAGTGCAGAAGTTCCAGTCGTTCCCGGCACATAGGCATATTCAATCATTCCAGCTTTATTCGCCGTGATCGTATCTGTTGCAAGCTTCGAAATACGGTATGCGTCGATTTCCGGTACAACCTGTGTTCTCTGAAACTCTCCCATTACAGCGGCCGCGGTTGTAACAAAATTATTTTCATTAATGTCCATCGAGTCCAACTGGAACTGACGACCACGATCCTGGGTCATCTTTTTGGTTTCATACTCTAAAGTAACAGACCCACGCTGATATCCATTGTCACGATCATAATCTCCCATTCCCTGCACGGTCATTTTCGGAATTTTTACTTCTGCTCCACCATTGTAAATGACCTGCCCTGCATTGGCATCCATCCAGCCGGTAGTTGCTTCCTGAACAGCTACTTTATCTAACATTTTCTGAAACAGTGTAGCTGTCGCTAATGTATTAACTGCCATATTTTTCACTCTCCTTTAAAATTTTCCCATCATCAGGTTATATACCTGCTGTTCCTGGGTTTTCTGTGGATCAGTTTCCGGTGCTTTTTTCGGCGGCTTCCCGCCTTTCAGTTTCTCCTCCACGGCAGTTTCTACTGCTTTCTGAAATACAGTTTTTACTTTCTCCATGGATTTTTTACAGGAATCTGCATCCGTGTAATTGAGTACCTCCGCCAGCTCCTGCGGCAATCCATCACTGGCAAGTGTATTCTTTGCCTCTGCCATCAGTTCTTTTCTGGTAATTGCCGCTTCTCTGTCGGAAAGCTCTTTTTCTTTCTTCTGCCGCTGATACTGCTCTTTCTCTTCTTTCGTCATTTTGGCAAGACGTTCTGCCTCAGACAGCTTGTCATCGGTCAGTGCCTGCCACTTTTCCTGTGCATTGGTCACTGCCGTATCGATCGCTTTCTGCACGCGGCGGTCAAATTCTGCCTGATTTCCTTCTCCTTTCAGAAAATCGTCAAATGACGGAAGTTCTGCTTCTCCCTGATCTGCTGCTCCGGCTCCGCCGCCATTGCCTCCATCGGCCCCAGCACCGTCTCCTGCTCCGCCTTCTGCGAAGATCTGCAGATTCATTGGGATTCTGCAATAAAAATATTTCTTTCTCATGGTTTTCGTGTCCTTTCCGCCCAGCCTATTCACTCTCGTGCCCGGGCCATTCGCTGTTGGATTTTCCCTGCTTCTTTAACGCCTGGCAGGAAAAAGGCATAAAAATAACACGCATTTCTGCGTGCATTGTTCGTTTGGAATTGCGCCGGCGCAATTAATCTTCGTGAGTAACTTTTACGCCCCACTCCGGAAGAAAATTGATTTCATAATGGTATCTATCTACATCAGCCCCGGAAATGTCTTCCACAACGTACATTGTATAATCATTGAGATAGACCAGATCCTTCTGGTATTTTCCTTCCGCCGTCTCAATAATGACCTCAAGTTCATTCTCTGAGTTATTCTGCAAAGAAAAGGTTCCTGTCAGCTCCAGCAGGATCGTGTCGGTTCTGGCATTTAACACTGTGAGTTTGCGGGTTACATTGAAATTGTCGGCTTCCTGTGAAATATTGTTGCTGACTTTGTACGCCTCAGTGCATCCGGTAAGAGATGCACATACCAACATGAGCGCTGTCAGCAATGCCATTACTTTCTTTTTCATTCCATATCCTCCTACATTTTAAAACAGATATTCTGGAATTTTTTGTATGCATCAAAATACAATTCCGCTTTATCTCCGTTGTATGTCAGCTCATAATACATTCCATCCGGAACAGTAGTGCTGAGCAGGGCTTTGTGATTCTGCAGTGTTTTACACATCCAGACCACATACACATCATTTGCGGTAATCTGTTTCTGATCCGTTTTATCCATATGCTGATTTATGTACTCAGCCACCTTTTCCTTGCAAATTCTTAAAAACTCTTCATTTCCCATAATCTTATTCCTCCGCAAAAACCCAATCTTCTGCAAGCATATCCGCCTGAGATGCAAGCCACCCCATCTGCACGCCGGAAGTTCCAACAAAAGCGATGGCTTTATTTCCGATTGCATCGTGTTCACAATTTACGATCTGATTATCCGCGTCTTTATAGGAAATTCCAGTTGCAAGCTGAACATACTGTTTCTTTCCGTTCCAGCCTTTACGCGCTACTTTAAATCCTCTTTTCAGATACTTAATCGCTTCCCCGAAAGAAAAGGTTGCCTCTCCTCCAAGAATCGGGCAGTTCTGACCATTCGCATAAACCCATTCATCGGAAAGGATATTCTGAAGCGTATACTCCACATTCTGTGTCTCTCTTATATCCAGACAGCCGCCGTCTTTTGTGTACATAAGGATTGTCTGGGATTCTTCATCCCACCACCAATAGCCTGCCCATGACGGAAGTTTTACTGGAATTCCTGATTTCATTTCTTCAAATGCTTCTTTAAATTTCATTTTCTTGTCCTCTCTTTCTTAAAAATGAGTATAAAAATACCACCGGCCTCTCGACTGGTGGTATTATTCCTTTAACATCTCTGGTGTCCATTTAATGTTTTTTATGCGCTCTTTTTCTTTTTCAATGTCTTTATCGATTTCTTTAATCGTTCGTCCGCTATCAACAATCGGACCGTCATAATACTTGTCACCTGGTTTCATATATATCCCCCTTTTCTTATCAGAGAATTTATATTGTACTCCTTCACTATTTCACATTATTGGATCAGTACCAAAAAACCATCTTTTCTTCCGGCAAGTTCTCCAATTTTGCAAGCCGACGCAATTCGTATTTTACATGAACAGCCCCATATCCTGCACTTTTATGTTCCAAAATCTCGCCGTCTAAAATGCTTATTTTCATAAATCCTTTTGGTTCACGACCTTCAATATAGTAATCTGCAGAAATAGCCTTAGCCGTTTTTCTTATATTTTTTAAGATTACCATAATATTCAGCCACCTCCTTGGGATAATCATATTTTTCAGATGCTCTTCTGTGCGCTTCTAAATGATCTATCGCCGGATTCTCTTCTTTTATCTTCATTTCCAAGAGTTCATGTTCGATCAACGTTCTATCATGCGGTTTAATATCTTTTCCAATCATTAACCGTTGCCAGCTCTGTGCTATTGCACAATCCGGATCAAATCTTCTGCGCATACCGGTTTCCAAATCTACCAAAGACTTATCTTCGAACAAATATGCTTTGATTTTCTTGATGTCAGATTCTTTTTTGCCAAGATTTTGAGATATTTTCTTCGTATCTGTCGAAAAATTTCTTATCTCGTTATAATACATCTTAGCAAACTCTTCGCCTGCATCACTATCAGGATCTGTGATTCTTGCTCCAGATATCATTATATCAGATTTGGATTCTTTTACAATAAGTTCCTTGGATTTCTCCTGATCTTTTACATATTTTCCATACCACTGCTTATAAGTCATATCCCCAGGTACTGTATATGTCTTTCCGGTAACCGGATCTCTTGCCCTTCGCCGCAGATTCCGCAGAATCTCATCTGAAAAATATGAAATCGTCGTGCACCGGCACCAGGGATGCATCGGGGGCATATTTACACCGGGATTGGCATCTTTGACCGGGAATATCTTCCCGTCCAGCGGCGCACAGTCTTCCTGACAGGTCCGCAGATCCAGCGTTGCGAGATAGACATATTTTTCTATCCCACACTCATCATAGGACTGCAGATCCATCTGCCCGGTGATATAGCTGCTTTCTGTCCGTATCAGACGGCGGGCCTGGCTGCTCCCTTGGGCGAATTTCTGCATGATGATCGCGGCCGTTTCCCGCTCTGTGCGGCCGGTTACTAAGCTGACCAGTAGCTCCTCTTTCAGCGTCTGCGCCAACGCGCCGGTGTTATTCCAGATTCGCGTGGAATAGTTCTTTCCAGACCATTTGCTTTTCAGCAATCGGTCAATCATTTTCTGATCAACCTTAGCAAAGGAAAATCCATATCCGGAGCGTTGCTGAATGTCGAATATTGATTTGTAATAGGCCTCCTCAGCCAGCGCCGCATAATGCGAGGTGGAAAGAGTCAGTTCCTGTTGATATACATTCCGCATAATCTGGTCGAGCTGACTCTGGATCTGCTCCAGACGCTCGATTCTCGCCCGATATGCCGGAGCTTCAAGTTTCTGTATGAGTTGCTCCTTTTCGGTGTCTTTGGCACCATTCTGGAGCTTCTGCAGTAATTCCTGTATTGAAGCACGGTCCGTCATCTGATTCAGCAGGTCATAGGCCTCTCTTTCCGAAAGGTTATGTTTTGTCATATACTTCTCGAAAATACCATCAATTTCCTGATTCAGATACGCCGCTGCCTTTTGATAGAGCTTTGCCGCCTCATCTGCTGTTTCTTCGGCACTCTGCATATATTCCCACATTCTCTGCGCCACGCGGTTCTTCCAATACTGCTCATTCCTTTTCGTCATGGCTTACATCATCCTCTGCGGATGCTTCCCCTGGCTGATCCGGCTTGGTATTTGGATCATTCCCGAACATTTTCTGTTGATTTTCAAGATTTTCCTGCGTTTCTTTTTCCAATGCATTTAATTCTTCATCCACATCTTCTACAAACGGAATCTGCGACAACAGCGTTCTCCTGCTGACTTTGCCCCACAAATTGGCCACAATCTGTGAAATTTCCAGCAGGTTCTTCGGCAGAGATCTTGTGAATACCATTGTAATCCCCTTTGGATCCACGTTCTTCTGATACAGAGACAGATAACCGCAAAACAGCCGGAGACGTTTTCGAAGCCCTTTTTTATAATATCGGGTCTTAATTTTTGTAATGTTCTCCATGCCCAATACTTTAAACTCCATTGCCACGCCGGAAACATTACCACCAAAGCTTTCATCCGTCATGCAGGGAATATGACTGAATTTATGAATATCCTGTTCGATTGCCTTTTTCAGCACTTCCACGCCAGTCTCATCGAATGTTCTGGTAAGATATTCTGCCTTGGCTCCATCCGGAACTTCCAGCACCTTTCTCTTTTTCAGATGCTTCATCGCCGCCTCTGCGCCTTCTTTTTTCTCACCATTCTCATCTACTTCATCATCTGCAAGCAATGTTCCATAGATGGCAAGAATCGCATCAATAAACTGCTCCTTATCCGTGATACGATCGCTCATCAACGCATTGTAAGCATCAATGAGTGGAATCTGCAGTTCAAAATCACCAATACCAAGTTTATTATTCAAATACTCGATAATCGGAATCTCGCACATATAATGTTCCTGCGGCTCTTCTACGGTGATCTGCGGAGCGCTGCTGTCCTCGATATCCAGCTCGTACCGGTATCTTGACGTCAGTATGGTTGCCCTGAAATGATCTGCCGAAGTTCCGGAATCATCTTTTCTGACATAATAATAGACAGCAAAGAGTTCTCGTTCCTCGATGCTGTCGTCCTTTACCATAAATGTATTTTCTGCAGAAAGGTTTTTCGTTACCAGATCATTTTCATTCTCTTTTACATACACGTATTCATACGCAAGCCCATAAATGGAAAGCTCCAACCCATTGTCTCCGTCGGTTTCATCTGCTCCGGCAGTCTCCAGGGCATCGGTCAGGGCTTTGATATCGCCTTCTGCCTTATATGTTACTGGGTTTCCAATGAAATAACTGCTGGCCGTATCAGAAATATCTTTTGCATGATTGCACACCAGTTTGTTTTCACGATCCGCATCTGACAGAATTTCATGCTGTCCTTTGTAGTAGGCCATATTCTTCTGCATTCGCCCGACAATGCTGATATGCTTGGATATCAACTGGCGGATCATCTGCTTATCCGGTGCCCGCTCATCAAATTTTTCTCTTGGAACTGTAAATGTATACATTATTTTCACCTGCTTATCTCTCGAAGTCTTGCCACTTTACTGCTCAAAACAGTACTTACAAAATAGCGTACTGCATCGCATCCGTGATCATGCTGCTTTACCGGTTTGTCCTCTCCATGCTCAGCTGCTTTCTCGTCCCATATGTAAGAAGCAAATTCTTTGATTGTTTCCGTACAGGAGCTGGAAAATATCAGCATTTCCAGATTCAGCAGCATACCAACCAGCCGGATTCCGTCCAGCACATCATTATTTGCCTTAATTACTTTGTATCCGCGTTTTCGCAGTTCAACAATAAAAGAAGCGGCCGACGGATCCACAATCATTGCTTTGATTCTGGTTCCATCCAGCCACTTTTTCAAATCATCTGCATATTCTGCATCCGTCTTCTGTTTACCCTTGTCTCTTCCGGAATAATAATACTCGCGGATGCAGTACCATTTTCCATCGATTCCTTTATTCCACAGCAGGAACACGGTCGCATTCTGCGTACCATAGTCGCAGGACACATAACGGTTTCCATTTACCAGTATCTGGAAAAACTCTTTGATATTCTTTACATGTTTTTCCGGATCAAACATATCATAAATGACACCCTCAGCTGCTGCCCATAAGCCTAAAATATACCGCTTGAAGAAAACGCCAATATACATACTGCGGTATCTGGCTTTGATCTCCTCACTCAGAGACAGGTTGTCATCCATCGTAAAATGCAGATAGAGGATTTCTTTTAGCCCCGGATCTTTTCCCTCTTCCGCGGCTTTCTTTCTGATCTGCTCCACCCGCTCTTTTCCGAGGTATCCCGTGGATTTGTCAATCCAATTCACTTTAAACCAATGATATGGCCCGTCCGGATTGCAGTTAAACCAGAACTTAGAACCTTCCACGGAACATCGGCCGGTCGCCTGGTTCACGAAGCTCTCCGGCATCAGCGCAACCTCATCAAAGAATACGCCCGCCAGCGTGATACCCTGAATCAGATCCTGTGAACGCTCATCCTTGCCGCCAAATATGTAAAAATAGTTTTCGGTATCGCCTTTCCTGATGATAATGAGGTTATCAGCTCTTCGATCAATTACAGAATAACCTCTTGACTTGAGCATCAGTTTCAGCCAGAACAGTACGTTTCTCCGGAAAGAACCGATGGTCTTTCCACACATAGCAAAGTTTTGACCGTTGAATGTGCTCATTGCCCACATTGCGAACGAAAGCGACATACTGACGGTCTTTCCGGATCGGATCGCGCCGTCAGCTATAATTCCATCTTTATCATGAACCGGTGAATCTTTGCACCACCAGGTAAGAACTTGCTTCTGTTTTCTGGAAAACGGTGAAAAATGGAATGTCTGGCCTTTCTGCCGGCTTTTGATGTTTTGTTTGAGTTTCTGCAGCTTTTCTTTCAATGATGAGATTTTCTCATACACTCTCATCACCCCAGACTTCCTGTGCCACGGCATTCATCGCAGAAAGGAATCCATCGTCGCCGGTTTCTTCCTGCTGAACGTCCTGTTTGCTCATTTCGAATTCAAGCTGCATTGCCGCCAGCTCCAGCCGCGCATCATCATAGCCAAATTTATGCAAGGCCTCGATGGCTCGCTGACGCCGTGCCTGCACACGGGTCAGGGCATCTTCTATGGACTGGATCTGTCCCAAAATCCCCTCGTATTCTTTTAAAACAGTTGGTTTTCCTTTTTCAATTCCAGATCGATATCCGGTAACACTCATTCCCGCTGGAACTTGTTCTTCTGGCTCAATATTTTCATCGGCCGTCGGCTGCTCCATGTTCTTCAGCATCTCAATTCTTTTCAACATCCGCCGTTCCCGCACAGTCAATAGCTGAATTTCCTGCAGGAGCAACTGCTCCTTGTCCGGCGTCACCATTTCAGTCAACCGTTTTTCTTCTGGATCCAGACAATCAAAAAAGAGAGCTTCAAACTCTCCTGTCTTAACTGCATTCTTATTTCCCGGCGGACCGGTCGCATTTTGATTTCCCGGTTGACCGCCTCTTTTTTTCTTATCCGAACGTTCGCTTTTTTTATCCGAACGCTCGTTATCCCATCTGTGAGTAGATTTCCAACGGCGAACAGTTCCTTCCGGCAGATTCAGTTGACTTGCAATCTCAACCAATTTCATGCCTTTCAGGTACATGCCCTTTGCCTGCTCTATTCTTTTATCTGGCGCCCGGGCCATGTTCCATCACCTCGATTCGTCGTTTTTGAATATAACAAAAGGCAGTCTCTATGCAAGACCGCCTATGATTTTCACATATTATTTTTTTCTTGCTCTTTTGCCCATTCTAAAGCAGCTGTTTTTGCTTCCATTATTCCATTTGTCCCCTCAATAATCGCCAATCCAATCGCAAGCCCAATAATATCTCTTTCTGTATGCGATTGGTTAATAAAATGGATCAAATTCGCCGCAGCCGAATAAAAATAAAACATTCCTTTAAATGCATATGCCGTCAATAATTGATGATGGTCTCCTGTCCTTTTCCCTGTTATTAAGCCAACAGAAACAATAATTGGGCAAAGCAAATACGTAATTACAAATCCTATATCCATCCTATACTTTCCTCCTTTTTCTGTCATCATACTACAAAACGTCCTGCATTTCTACAGGACGTTTTAAAAGAAGTATATGGGGGATGATCTCCAGTCAATGGAGAGTTGGAACGGCAGGATTCGAACCTGCGCCTCGTGCCGGCGTCTCTGCGCTCTCCTTGAGCTACGTTCCAATAGCACTTCCTACCGTTTTTTGTAGTTATGGCACTACATAACTATAAAATTCAAGCAGGCCTTGTCAATCTCTCTAAGGCGGTGCATCGCTCTCAGTTCAGATGTCTGGGGGCTTCGTTCAACATCGTACATCATTCGGACTTTTTCCACGGGCTGATGCCGCCCAATCAGCGGTCAAGCTGTAACACCTGACCGCCGCTCAAAATACATTCACAAGGAGGTAAAGAAAAGATGAAACCCTTCCTGCCGTTCTTCCATGATACACTATAACATTTTGAATCGTAACATATGTAACAAACGTAACAAAGTTTACTCTTTCTCGAAAAATCTTTGAAATTCCATTTTCACACTGCCCTCCGTAGCTTTCCGCCCCAGTTTACTTGCCACCTGGCTCCAGCTCATCTCCTCGAAGACTCTGTACTTGATGATCCGCTGCATCCTCTGTGGAATGTGGTTCATCCACTGCTCCACTTCCACTTTCAGCCGCTGCGCCTGCTCCCGGCGCTCTTCCAGAATCTTCTCCTCATGCCGCAGGCGGGCATCCTCCTCATAAGTGAACGCTGTCCCCGCGATTTTGAAGTGCTGCGGATTGTACGGAAAATCCGGATTGCTCCCGGATACGTTCGTCTGCACGATGGTCTGCCGCTTCTTTTTCAGCCGTCGAATGTCCTTTTCCGTCTCTTTGATCAGCTCGCATGCGTCTATGTACTGCTCCAGAACCTTTTTCTCCATTGATATCACCTCCCCACTTATGTTCTCTTCCGGTTGTTCTGTCTCTTATTCTGATTTCGACCAATTCCAAATGCGACACGTTCAAAACTTTCCGCACAGCCTTAACCACGTTCCAGATCGGTTTCGGCAGGCGGCCGGCATTTCGAATTGCTCTGTCTGCAGTCGGATCACGATATCCTTCACCATTCATCCTTATTCTCCTTGAAATATATTTCTACCAGCTTGAGTCTATTTTCAAAATTCGATGTCGTTCTCTTCAGCTCAATTTCAAACTGATGAGCTGCGTATGTTCTCAAGCTATTCCATGCGATTTTCTTTTTATTGCTGTTTCCAGCTTTTCCATTTATGATAAGATACAGACCTTGGCGCGTGTATCCCGTTATCTCGCACATTTCTGACACTGATACGCCAAACTGCCGTGCAAACTCTTTCGTTGTCATCTGTTTCCTCCTACGCAAATCTCAACTGTTCCTGGCTGTCATCGATATTCAGATTCGGCACCCGTTCCCCTACTTTCAGATATGGGCAGTTGGCTTCTACCAGTTTCTGCGCCATAATCGGCACCACGCTGTTCCCGATCCGCGCCACCTGTTTCGCGACCGGGTAACTTTTAAAATTATAATCTCGGTTAATAATATAATCTCGCGGAAATCCCTGCATCTGTTTCAGTTCTTCCGGTTTCAGCATCCGCAAAAAAATATCATAGATGATATACTTTTCCCCTTTGATCTCCAGAATCACGTTGACCAGTCCGAACCGATCTTTTGTGGTGATCGTCCCGAGCGGATGGTCGAGCATCTGCCCGCATCCAGCACCGTAATATTTGATCAGAAACGCAGATACCAGTCCAAAATGCCCTGGCGAAGTCGTTATGGTATGAATTGGCCCATCGCATCCCTGCCCGATTCCGGATTTATAATATTTAGTAACGAATGCAGTCACCAGCCCGTAACGGTTTGATGTATCGATCGTTTTGATTGGATCCGTCAGAAGCTGCCCCCTGGAATCTCCGTCTCGTGTCTCGCCGTGGTACTGAATGATAAATGCCAGCGCATCCTTATCTTTTACGATATATGGAGCAGGCGCATCGATAATATATTTCTTAATCCCGTTAGCTATACGCTTCTGTGTAGCCTCCGCCAACGGCTTTTTCCGGTTAAAGATCGATGTGCCTAGGTCTGACCAGTCAATATAATCTCCGCATTCTTCCCAATGCCTCAAGCTGGTGTTCTCTCTGCTGTGTGTAGGTTCCGGCCACCGAATCTCTTTCCCATCCCGTCGGAACACCGCATACCATCGTTTTCTTGTGGTCGGTGCTCCATAATCGGCAGCTACCAACTCCCGGCAGTCAAATATATACCCCAACGCTTTCATCGACCGGATAAATTTCTGATAATCTTCTCCCTTTCTTTCCGGGATCGGATAGCCTTTCGCGTCCAGAGGCCCCCACTGCTGGATTTCCTCCACGTTTTCCATTAGGATCACATCCGGTAATATTTCTTTGGCATGCTTGTATACCGCCCACGGAAGGATCCGCAGACCGCGCTCCCGTGGTTTACCTCCCTTTGCTTTGCTATGGCTTGTGCAGTCCGGACTAGCCCACATCAACGCCACATGCTGATTTTTGACGTATTTACGCAGATTGACTTTAAAAATATCCTCCGTCAGATGCAGTGTGTCCGGGTGGTTTGTTTTGTGCATCAGAATAGCATCCGGGTCGTGGTTGATAGCTATATCTACTGACCGTCCCAGGGCCATCTCGATGCCAACGGAGGCACCGCCTCCGCCAGCAAAACAGTCAATAATCAGACCTTTCATTGTTTGACCCTCTTTTCGAGAGCTTCTTTTAGCGCCGCGATGACTGTATAGTCTAATGGGCTAATGCTTTCTGGTTTTTCTGCTTGTCTAAACTGTAATTTTAAAACCTCACTTCTCAGTGCACTTGCGATCTTAAGCGGCTCGAGTGGATCGGTTATATTATCTAAGTACTGCGTCTGGCACGCCCGTGCCGTCTGCATGGCTTCCGCGCACTCTTCTGGTGTCCCGATATCTTCATATGCGCCAAGCTTTTGAAGCACCATAAATGTGATTTCGTAAAATAGATCATAAGTTCTGTACGGATGCAATATAGCATCATTTTTGCTTTTCAGGCTATATCGCGACGGCGAAAACGCCTCTCCCGCGTCCGTAGTCAAACGACTTTTCATAAAATTGTTTTCTTTGATATTTTTCATTTTTTTCTTTTGCCCCGGCCGGAGGCTGGCTCCTTTCTGTTTATTCTACACTTTCATTTTAGCTCCGCACTTCGGGCAGAACTTCCATTTTGCTTTGATATATTCTGTACTGGATCTTCCTGTTTCAACGGCATCATAACTCTCAACCTGAAAGCCACAACCAGAGCATTCAGCATGGATATAGTCGTTGTGCTCTTCTCTACTTTTCCACTTTGCTTTTTTCGTTTTTCCCATGATTCCTGCTCCATTCCGTAAGATATTCTTCCTGCTCCCGGTCCTCTTCCGGATCCTTCGGACGCTCTGGCCGGTTCAGTAACCAGGCAAACAGGCCAACCAACGCACCGCAGAACACAACAATTCCAATCACTGCCATCTTCTCGCCCTTTCCAATAATTCAATTCTTGTTTCGTCCCAGTCATCCAGAAGATACTGGGGAAAATCCAGCTTTTTATGCCGTTCAAGTTCCCGATCAGCCCGTAGAAGACCGTTCTCTTCCACGATTCTGCGAATGACGGCGTACCCGACTCCGAACTTTTCCCGCACCGCCTTCTGCGTCATCCCCGCTTTCAGCAGTGCCAGGATCTGCCTTTCTACCTTTTCCGGCGTTTTCTGCATCTTCTCTTCCTTCCCACCGCAGGCACTTGCGGCACCGTGTTTTGGTGCTCACCAGCGTGCCACGGATCATATTTCTCCATTTTCACTCTCCCACACTCTGGTCTTTTTCAAGCAGTTTCTGTTCCAACGCGCCCATATCGTAGTCCCGCTGCTGAAAATTATTGAATTTATTGCTATGGGACGTTTTCCACTCCTCCTCCGCTTTTTTATTCCGCGCCCCATTATCGTATTTGCCTTCAAGAACCTTCACTATATTTGCATCATTAAGCAGCCAGTCAAAATCAGCCGTCCAGTTACGCTTGTTCGCGCCTTTCATAAACATTGACGCTTCTGCCTTTTCGAACACAGTCTTGATCTGTTCCAATGTGTACACCTTCAATCGTGCTTGAATCGCCCACTTTCTGGCTTCAGATATTTGAATAACCCGAGGATAGGAAATGCAGATGGAGTGGTACAGATCCACAACCTGCTGGCAGGTTGCTTTCTCTTTACTCTCTTTATCTATATCTTTTTCTTCTTCTTTATCTTTATCTTCTTCTGTTGCGTGACTGTCACGTGACATCACGCGACTTTCCGCAATCAATCGTTCTTTTTCCCTCTGCCTTTGCTTTCGGATTCTGTTCTGTTCCCGGATCCGGTCCATTCCTTCTATGTTCTGATGCTCTTCCCAGCCAGTGATGGAAAAATACCCATCGTACAGCACGATCATATCCAACTGTTCCAATGCCTGCAGTGCCAACTGAACCGTATTTTCTTCAAAATCCAGCTCATCCGCCAGCATTTTAGGCGTATAGGGAATATTCTCTGTCAAATATATTTTCCCGTGATCATTGCATTTTCCTGCCATAGCAAGAAGCATCACCCAGATCAGAACAATGCTATTCCCTTCCGGAAGTTTTCTCAGATGCCGGATCTTTCGATTGTCAAACATATCCGTTGTAATCTTAATCCATTTGACATCCGACATCTTTCTCACCTTCTTCCAGCTCCTGCCCGGCTTCCCATTCTCGATACAGTTGCATCCAGTCATCAAGCGGCATTGTTACCAGTACTTCCGCGTAATTTTTCTTGTGGAATACCGCCGGAAGGTCACCGGTTCCTTTTGAATCACGCTTTGCCTGCGCTACCCAGTCATACAAACACATCTTTTCCTGATGCTTTGCCTCGACATGGATGCCTGGCAGCCCTACAACATCGGAGGCATCACCCGTATTTCCGCAATACTGTGCGGTTCGGCGACTCCCCGTGTAACCATAATCTCGGAATGTTCTGGCAAGCTCACGTTCAAACCGGGCGCCCTTTTCTCTGCTATTGATTTTTCCCATACTGCGCCCCCTTCTAGTTGAATGGCAACTCTTCTCCGATGTCATCCGGAATATTCATAAACCCATCCGAATCCGCCGCCCGCTGTGTAGTTCCATTGTTCCCAGCGCTTGCGCCCTTGCTTTCTGCAAACTCATGCTCTTCTACAACTACGTCTGTCGTGTAGATCTTCTGACCGTCCTTATTGGTATAGCTGCCGGTCTGGATCCGGCCGGTGATGGCAATTTTCGTTCCCTGCCGCAGATATTTCTCAGCAAATTCTGCCACTTTTCCAAATGCAACACAGCTGATGAAGTCTGCAGTCTGCTCCCCTTCCCTCTTAAATCTCCGATCCACTGCCAGACGATACCGTGCAACGGCGGTCTGGTTCTGATTCTGTGAATATCTCACTTCCGGATCTGCACACAGACGGCCTATCAGAATTACTTTGTTCATACTATGTATCTACCCTTTCTATCTGCCCCGTGCAGTCATTTTCCGGCTGCACGGGTGAGATTTTTATCGTATGTTATGAAATAACGGTAAACTGTGGCATTCCATCAAGCTCTCGCTGCAAATACTCCTTGATTGCCTGGGTTGCATCCATCTTCCAGGCACCGCCATCCGCCTCGAAAACGGCACACATTACGCTACCATAGTTGTCCTGCTTCATGCGGAAAACAAATGCAGATTCCGGCTGTTCTACCTCAAGGAATGTTCTGTATGGACGCAGGCACACAGGATTCGGCACGATCGCATCACCTTTGGATGCCAGACCGGTTTTAATGGTTGCTTTCTGCGTCACTCCATCATCCCCATACTCCGAAACACTTCCTGCCTCTACCGTTCCGGCAAACTTCAGAATCAGCTCACGGTCATCGCTTTTTAAAAACTTAGACTGCAGGTTAATGCAGAATTTCTCATGCTCCACGAAACGGTCAAATTCGAAGGCCGGAACTCTTGCACTCGCCACTACAAGGCTCTCACGATCGCGGTTGGGATCCAGCTGGGAATACAGTTCCACTTCAGTCGGGCTTTTCACTTCCACGATCATTCGCGGCGGCATATCATCCACTTCGGACTTGATATAATCCACGAGACTTGTCAGCGTATGCATTTCGATGGCATCCGCCTTCGGGTAATATGTATCGATTCGATGCAGCGGCTTGTCAGAATAGCAAGCTCCGTTGATCATGTGTTCCTCTGCTTTTCCAAGTCCTACGATGTACTGTAATGCTTCTTTAATCATGACTATTTACCTCCCCTGCCTACTTGGCAGCCTTTCTGAAATCAACAACATTTTCATTTTTTCCACTTAAAATTTCGCCTGTCTCAGTATCCACGACAGTGCCGTCCACTACCTCAGTCTGCTTTTCAGCCTTGGAATCGTTCAGATTCAGGCTCATCTGACCGCGGATCTGCTTTCCGTATTCTTCGGCATACACCTCGCCGGTGCGCAGGTCCTTTCCGATGTAGAATTTTGTATTCATATCCTGCTGTGGTGCCAGTTTTTCGACTACCTGCGCAGACACGGACACATCGTCTCTGTTCTCGTTCTGCGTGAAGCTCAGCTTGATCGTGATTCCTCTTTTTACTTTGAACGAGGTATTCGGGTCCTGCAGATTCTCAATCACGCTTTCAAAAGCCCGCTCAAATTTCTCCTGGAGCTGTCCACCTACCAGATTCTGTAATTCCACTTTATTCATCGTTGGTTCCCTCTCTTTTAGTTATTTCCAAACAACGCTGCTTTTGCATCTACAGGTACTGCCGGTTCAGGCTGACTCTGCTGTGGCGTAGCTTCCTGCGCTGGTTCCATATCAAACACAGTAGCGTCATTGTCAACATAATCTTTAGTGCCGTCCTCGTTGATAACCGCCATATCGGAATCAATCGCGGATGCCATATCAATCGACATGATTCCCCACTTGCTGATCAGCTGACGCAGCATGGTTTTGTATGCCATGCCGTCAAAATCTTTTTCCCAGAAGGTATACCCTTTCTTGGCCTGGTATCCCTTGGAATACTTCAGTGCGTGAGCTTCCATTTTCCGTTTCGACCAGTAGATCGCTTTCCGGAATCCGTTGGTATACTCAAACATGGCATAATATCCAATGGTATTGGCCTGTTCCCTCTCCTCTTCGTCTTCGATCAGCCGCACTTCGATTTCCTCGTTCAGCGGATCGAACCGGATCAGCTCACCTTCCTTAATTGCAAGGACGTTCAGCTTTTTATACTGACCGGAACGGATGGCGAGCTGAATATATCCTTTGTATCCGAGCTGGAACTGCGCCACCTTGCCCTTGTTTTTGTCATTGAATGGCACCAGATAATACTGGCCAAGCTGCGGCGAAGGTGAGAGTTTCAGTGACTCGCCCAGGAGTGCACCAGAGAGGATCGACTGGTTCGTGCATTCCTGCAGTGCCGGGTTTGTGTTGACCGCCGAAACGATGGCGGAAATGAAGCGCTGTCCATCCTTACCGCCTACTACCTGATTAATCTGATTCTTAACCGCATCCGCGGTCAGATACGCCGAGATGCCTAATCTCTGGTTTCCTCTTGATCTCTGTAAACTGTTCTGTACTGCCATGACTCTTTATCCTCTCTTTCCTTAAATTGGCTTAAACTCAATGTTTCTTGAATCAAAAAATGTCTTCAATGCGATTGCATCGTCCGTTGACAGCAGTGCCTGGAAGGCAACCCACTGCTTTTTCTCCTGAATGGCCTGCTCCACTGCCTCTTTCACGGTTTCAACAGCGGATTCTGCCTCAACCGGCGGCACACCAGTTCCTTCTGACTGTTTCGGAATTTCCATTGTTTCTGCAACTTTTCTGGCTTCTTCCTCTGCCTTGCGCCGTTTCTGCTCTGCCTCATATGCTTCTTTCTGCTTCTGCACCTGAGCCATTCTCTGCCCCTCAGCAAGCGCCCTGTTGATATCCAGAGTGGAAATGTATACCTGCTGGGCTTCAAAGCCAAATTCCGGCAGATTTGCAAGCGTGGTCATGTCCTGATGGAACTTCTCGATCGCGGCATTCATCTGCTCTGCGATGGATTTCATCGAAGTGGAAGCATTCAACCATTTCGGATTGTAGATTTTTTCAAACGAAAGTCCTTCTGGAACCGCCAGCGTTCCCCACAGCTCCTTGATCTTTTTCAGCTTGTCTTCTTTCTGCTGTTCCTCGTAGGCACGTACCTGCGTATCAATAACTGCGATAGGCTTGTCGATGATGCCAATAATCTCATTAATTTTGGTCTTGAAGTCCGCGAACGGAGCCATGTATTCTCTTTCACGACGGATTCTTTCATCATTCAGAGCCTTTTTCAGCTTATTCAGCGCTGCCTTATCTGCTTTGGCCTCCTTAATCTGATCATCGGTATAAACCAGTGTTTCGTAGTGTGATACTTTTTCGGTCAGCTCCCGTTTTAATTCTTCATAGTTGAAAAGAATCTTTTCCGGCAGCTGATACTCATGCATTTTCAGTTCCATTTTTCTGTGCTCCTTGTCTTATTTTTATAATTCCGGCAGAATAAGTGCCGGTCTTTTTCTTTCCTGTACCTGTTTCCAGAAATCCCGTTCTGCAGATTCCAGATATCGAATGTCAGTTTCTACATCCGCCCGCTCTATTTTGTAGTGTTTAGTATGAAGAAAAACATTTTCGCCAAAGTCGTATTTCAACTGAGCCTTCAGAACAACGAAATCAAATTCCGTTACCATCAGGTAGTGCAAAATCTGGATATAATAGTTGTCCGGGATGCGGCCATCCCATTTTCTCTTCTGCCCGGGATGCTGGATCTGCGTTGTTTTGCATTCCCATACGCCCCGGCGGCCGTCCTGATCTGTCAGCCAGCCATCCAGAGACGCATGCGCAAACGGGTATTTATCATTGAAAAACATATTGTTATCCACGTACTCAACCTGATATTCCGGGAAATCCAGTTTGAACATCTCCCGAAGATACTGCTCCGCCTCAGTCCCGTACTTAACATACGGCTTATTAGAAATATCTTCCGGAACCACCTGCCCGGTCTTGATCTGCCACAGCTCAACGTTGCTTTTATAGGGATTCATCCCGACAATCGCCGCCGCATCTGACCCACCGATCCGTTCCCGGTGCTTCAGCCATTCTTCATGGCTTTTCAGTCTGATCATCTGAACCATTGATCATTATTCCTCACTTTCGTATTTTGATATTTTATTTCAGCGATCCGCTCCGGACCCACGCCGCAAATACCTCGTCCCGGCGCTCCTCTTCCCGCTCTGCCTGCTCCTCGCGGCAGGCATCGACATAATCGCCGATTTTCTTACCAGCGAGCGCAAGAAGAAACATTCCGGCTCCCAGGGCGGCGCGGCCCCACAGATCCGAGTCTACGCCGCCGATGTAAATCCATGTACCAACCGCGCCGAGCGCCAGCGCTACTTTATCCGATGCTTTCATTTGCTGTTACTCCTTCCACGTTGATGCCCTCGATCTCCGAGAAACGTTTTGCGTTAATGAAATATACCCAGTGGTCCGATGTTTTGATTCCATAGCCCCATGGGAATACCCCCTGCTGGAGCCCTTTGCGCACGGTCTGATGATTAATTCCCATCATCCGCGCGGCATCCATGACACTCAGACGCGGGATAATGCAATCTTTCGCTTTCTGTGTCGAAAGCGCCGGCATTCGGTCATCCGCCTTGGAAAAGTAGTCCTCTTTCAATCCCAGTGCAACGGCGATATCACGCTGCTGCTCCTCAGGCGGAATCTGCTTTCCGGCAAGGTACTGGCTGATTGATGCTTTGCTTTTTCCGGTCATTCCTGCCATCTGCACCTGCGTAAGATTCAATTCTTTTGCAGCTTTTTTCAATTTTTCTGAAAAATTCATTGCCTTATTACTCACTTTCTGCTACGATGTAGCTGGTTTGTTTGTGTGTCCCATGGGAACTGGTCCTTCCTGTGGGACTTTTTCTTTTTATACCGCTTCTTCTTTTTTAAGGTACTTATTCAGAAAATACTGCTGGCCTTTCCCAGTTACCTTTGTAGTTTTGGTCATCCGCACGCTGCCGTCCGGATTGGAAATCACGGTTTCTTTGATCTGAAATAGACCGTCCGCTACATATCGCTGCGTCGGCATGTTCCGACTGGATCCAGTCTTCATGAGGTACCCTTCGTTGCGGAGCTGTTCGAACAATCTTTTCTGTCCGGTATCTACGCCATTCTGACGCAGGAGCTTCGCGAGGTCGCCGATCAGGATGGAGCTGGTGCTTGCGCTCACCGCGTCCGCAAAGATTTCCTTCGGCTTCATACGCTCGACATCTTCCAGCAGACCGGCGTTGCTCTCTTTCAGCTTCTCGATCTTCTGATCTGCCATTTTCAAGGCACGGGCGAAAATCTGCTCCGGGGTGTTCCAGGCTTTCTCTAAATCAATGAAATACTGACGGTACTGCTTGCCTTTCTCAGACCGCTGGATCATGCAGATCTGTTTTGCCATGTCCACGGAAATCTGATAGTCAATAGCTGGCCTGCCACCTGTTTCCGAGGTTTTACTCATTTTTGAGTAAAAGTCTTTTCCACTTTCGAAACCATATTCTGTCATCCGAGAAAACCAATCATTAAATCTTGTATTGATTTCTAATCCGTTATGCAGATCTCTTGCCGACACGGTCGGTTGCTCCGTGTCGTAATTAATAGGAATCAACATTTTCTCCATGTAATTTACCTTCCTTCTTTATTATTGTGTTGAGTTTTTCTCAACTTTGTGAGTAAAAAAATAAGCATGAATATCCGATTCTGGAATGTCGAGCACAGAAATCGCATGTTCCATTTCTTCCTGTCCCCAGTCAACCACATTGTTGAGCTTATTGCTCACAGACACTTCAGAAATTCCCAATCGTTTTGAAAATTCTGCTTGAGTGCCAAATTTTTCCTTTATCCTTCCTCTTAATTTTCTGTAATCATAAGAGTGTGGCATTCGCTTTCCTCCTTTCTGGTTGAGTTTTTCTCAACTGTATTTAGGATAGCACCGCGGAGATAGTGTGTTAATATGTTTTTTTAGTTTTTCTCAATTTTTATAAAAAAATATAAATATTTTCTTAAACTTGCTTTATAATTCTTTTTAAAAAAATCTTTAAGAAAAGTAGA